ACCTCTTTCTATATCTCTAACTCACACTCAATCACTTGGCAAAAATCAATCTTCTTATTTGGCACAAACTGGCGCATGAGCATTCGATGAGCTACCACTAGCACTGTCTGGTAGTCTCGGTACTTTATCATAGTTTCCAAAAAACGCGCCTTCATCTCCTCAGCTGTCTCATACTGAATAGGACTATTGGGGAGTAAGGCCCCTTTATTTTCTAAAAACAGAGTACGTGCTTTTTCAAAGTTCTCTATACCTGTTTCATAAACCTGCCATTCGTGTAACAAAGGCTCTACTCTTAAAGGAAGGCCCGTAGTACGAACCACATAAGATGCAGTTTCTAAAGCTCTTGTTACTGCAGAAGACACGAGTATTTCAGCTGAACGGAGTAAAGGATTTTTGCTCAGTTTCTGAGCCTGCAGTCTTCCTTCCTCAGATAAGGGAGCGAGGTCCATCCCAAAACCTGTATAAGAACGTTCCTCTAACTCACGGTAATCTGGCTCCCCATGACGTACAAAGATAATCTTCATCTTAGTGTCCTGTCGATCCAAATCCACCAGTCCGCACGCCATCTGCCTCATCTCCATCTGCAATTAAGAATGGAGCAAAGACAGCCTGGACCACACGTTCCCCAACTTCAAGAATAACCTCTTGGTCTGTAATATTCTTCATCTGCGCAAAAATATGTCCTTCATTCCCTGGATTGCCATAATAGTCTCCGTCAATGACACCAACCGAGTTGATTAAGACTAAGCCCTTTTTACGAGGGTTTGAAGAACGATCATAAAGGTAGAGTACCTCTGTCGGCTGCATATAGGCCTTAACACCTGTCGGAACCAAGACAATCTCTCCTGGCGCAATAACCGTACGCACAGCAACCTTTAAGTCGTAACCAGCTGCATGAGCCGTCTCACGCTTAGGTAGCAAACCTTCATCTGTAAAACTCGAAACCAATTCAAAACCACGAATTTTCATATTTTTCTCTTTTCTATTATCATTTATTCTAGGCTATTTTATCTTATTTATTCGAAAAAAGCACGAAAAAAGAGCACACAACAACTTATGAAGATACGCTACGATACAATCATTTACAATATGCACTAAAATCAAGTAAAAATAATAATCATATACAAGATTCTTACGTGGACTAACGACATTTTACAGCATTTTTGCCCCTTTTTTGCCCCTTTCCAACTCATACATCCTTACCGAATGCAGCACGAGATCACGATACTTCCATGCTGTGACCAGATATTCAATCACCTCGGCATCTTCGATTTCAAAATCAAAGAGCAGCAACAATCTGACTGTGTATTCATTCTTTAAAATTGGGACCGTGTAGGTCACATCCACCCAATGCTCAAAACCTAAATCTGTCTGCTTTACATTTGCTAGTTCAATATTTAAAATCTTCATTTTTATTCCTCCTACTTATCTATTCGTAGAAAAAATAAAAAAGCAGTGAAAAATTACTGTTTTTTTCTACTTTCAGAGAAAACAAACGATATTCAAGCGAAAAATAATGCTCTTAGCCTCTACCCATAAATGTTTTTCAGGAATTTCAAGCGATTATCAGGCGTATTTCAGAGCAAACAAAAAAACCGCAGGTTATTTGTCTGCGGTTTGGTGTAATCTATTTTGAAAGTCCTTTCTGTTTTTTTATTTTTCTTCTTTTGGTTTGTCAACGATGGTGATAAGTCCGTCTGGTTCAGTTTTGAAAGCTGGATCTGTGTGAAGTTCACCGTTGGCTTTCAAATAGTACCAGCCATCACCAGATTTAATGAATTGCTTGGATAGCATATAGCCATCTTTGTCATCAAGATAATACCAGGTTTCACGATATTTCACCCAACCTTTGACCATGCCACCGTCATTATCAAAATAATACCAACGATGGTTGATGAATACCCAGCCAGTTACGGTCGCTCCACGCTTGTCTAGGTAGAACCAGTATTTTCCATCGAAGAACCATTTATTGATTAGGCAGTATCCCTTATCATCGAATCTGAACCACTCGCCATTTATCTGCTTCCAATCATTTGTTGGGTAAGAGCCGTCTGACTCTTCCCACCACCAGCCATAAGCATCTTGGCGCCAACCAGCTTCGGTAGAGATACCACCCTCAATATCTTTCTTAAATTGTTCACGGCTGATGCCCCATTTTGCAAGATAAGGGTATGGATCCACATGGTCTGAGTAGTTTCGAGGTTGATTGTATGTGCAATACTGATGTGTCTTGATTCCTGCTAGACTGTCAGAGTCCAGTGTTTTCGGAATCCCTGCTTCATCTGCTAGATTGCGCAAAAGTTCAACATATAGCTTATAATCACGCATAAACTCTTCTTTTGTGCTATGGCTCTCAATCAGTTCAATCTGGCCGTAACCCTCTACGTTCCAGCCACCTCCTACATCGTAGGCTCCCATGTCTGTGTACCATGTTTGCATCACACGACCGTTACCGACAACGTGCGAGAAAAATCCTGAATCAACAGGTCGTCGCATGTGGTAGTCTGCTTCATTTTGGGCAGTTGAATTTGGATTACCCGTTGAATGAGCGTGAATCTGACGATAGGGTTGTTCTCCAACTTGCGGTAAGTCAGTTCTTAGTCTACTTGTATCAATATCCATTTCTTAGTCCTCACTTGGCTCATGATAGTCAAGAGCACGGTTGCTATCAGAAATCCCTGCCGTTGTTGGGTCGTTAACAACTCCAATAAGCACAAGAATGTAAACAAATGTGTTCACGCCATCCTGAATATTCTTTGGAATCTCAAGGCCGAATTGTTGAGCCATCAAAAACACTGCTCCTAAAAGAGCTACTAGTGTAACTTTATTTTGCAAGCGCAATTTCCAATTAATCATGTTATTCTCCTTTTTTATTGTTTGTTCTGAATTAGATTTTTTAGTTCCCTCACGTCCTCGCCAAGAGATTTAACTTGCTCAGCTAGAACAAGTATAGCCTTGTTTTGCTCGTCGTGATTATCAAGTCGCTTATTTGCTGACACTTTAAATTCTTGCAGATTTTCAATGTCTTTTTCCATAGCCGTAATACGATTTTCTTGCTTTGTATTGCGGTCTTTCATTGAGAAATACAGAGTTACAACAGGGACGAGAGAGAAAACGAACTGTACAATTAAACGCTCGTATTCTGGCATATACACCTCCTTTTACTTTACTCAATCCTTGGCATGACAACGGTCAGCACACCTTGCTGTAACATATCAGATAGTGACTGGTCTTTGTAAGTATATCCCTCTGTCGCTTGCATCTGAAATTTAAAGATGGTCTGTGTCCCTCGTGGCCATTTTGGATTGCTGTCATGCGGATAAGCACCTGAGATGATATCTCCATTTGAATATCGATGGTCTTTTACAAGTGGCTTAACAAATCTAGCCACCTTGCTATAAGCGGTCGTAACCATACCCCCATTTTGACTAATAGCAAGAGCTATTAGAACTTCAGTAATTTCTGAAATAGCATTGAGATATTGCTTGTTCTCAGTTGCCGCTTGTTCTGCTTTACCTGCCATTTCGTTGTTTTTTTGCAACTGTTCATCAACCTTATTGAACCTCTCGTTTTCAGCACGTTTTGGGAAGTTTTCTTGATAGACAACCTCTAAAGATAGTTCTAGAAGTTCTGTGTTAGATAAGTTGATTTTGTCAGGTGGTAAAAATACAGGAATGTTAGCACCATCAGAATTAACTAACATAACCTTTGTCGCTGATGCTGTTCCGCTCGCATCAAATTCTTGTGATTTTGAACCATATTCTAGTTTCATATTTCCTCCTTTTAATTTAATTATCTACAGAATGATAGGGATTTTTTACGTTTTTAAGGGTAAGGGTCATTTGTAATATAAGTGACTGTACCTGTCCAATATTTATTGCCTGGAGATCTACTTGTCAGACGGATTTTACCATCTGAGGCAAGATGTAAGATAGCCGTGCCTGTTACTGTTGAGCCAGAATGGGCTTGTAACACAAAATGAGTCTCTTGAGCTGGTCTAAAGCCTGCTGGCAATGTCTCACGTAACTCTCTATAATCTGAGTCAGTATTGATGTTACTGATTACATGCTCTGTTGAGAGCGTGATAGTATTTCCGTTTCTGATAGCGTTTAGTTTCACGCCCCATCCTGCGTCAATTTTTTTGGTAACAGTTTTTTGAACAGTAGCAACTTCTTTCCATTGTGACGGTTTCCACCCGTCGGTATCATGATAAGTTCTTAAAAATAATCTTCCTGATAAAATCGAGGTGAATAGCTGAACACCCTTCCAGCTATCCAACCAATAATTTTGAAATAGTCCCCACTCACCATCTTTGCCCGTAGGATTGTCAGCATACCTCCCGTTCCTCCAGCCCCATTCCGTCTGTTGCTTATTCCAGATATCATTCCATTCACCCTGCCCCTTGTTAATGCTACTATTAGCATTAGTCAACTGATATTGTTGAATAGGCTGATTGTTTGAGTATATATCACCTAGCACATCCAAAGAGCCCGGCTTACCAAACTCAGCAACTTTACCGATACCTACACGGCCATAGTTATCGTAAGACATAACCACGCTCTCAGTAGCAACCGTAAAGGCAAACTCAACACTTGTAAACCTATCCTCTAGTTTACCGATTACATGAAAGGATTTATTTGCCGGATAGTTCCCCGCTAGGTTTGCGGCTGAATTAGTGAGAGTATGTACTGTTGTATAAGTCCCTGTTGCACTTCCATTATCAACCGTATAATTTGAGCTGCCTAGATGAGCAACTTTGAACGATAAAGCCATTGTATTTCTTTGCCGTCCCCCTTGTGTGATAGGGGCTATCCGGGCATTTCTTATAACTTGCAATACGTTAGGATGCTCTCTAGTTCTAAGAGCTGAGAAACTGAAAGAGGGGGCAAAATACTCAAGTACATTGATATTTACAGTCTTTACATCTGACCGCTGCCCTCTACTGTCAATTACGTAAGCTCTGATAGAGGCTGAGCCTTTAAAGTTCATCATACCTAAACGCCCGCCATTTTCAGTAACAATATGATTTTTTCCGACTATTTCAGCTCGATACCCTGTTATTTTAGATCCATAAGTGCCATTAGCACCGTTGAAAGTAACTTTAATATCCGAGATAATCTGCAAAAAGTCATTACCAGCAAGCAAAGCACCAGCGGCATGAGTATCAGTTAAAGTGATACCTGTAAAGCTTGGTTTGAGCCCGCTTGGTATAGAGGCTGTAAATTGCTTGCTCTGAGTTCCTATCTTGGTATTACCGTTGTAAGTGTCAAGATAGAGTGTACCTGTACCATTATTAGAGTTAGGTATATCATTTGCAAAATCAACCGGGATAGTCCATGAGTGACTAGTTGTAACATTTGTAGCAATAGTGCCACTCTTACCAGCCCATGAATACCTTAAAGTATGAGTAAAGTTATTGTTTTGTCTATTGATAGAGATTGCAAGATTTGAACCAATAACACCTTGACCGACTGACAAATCACTCAAGCGAGGTATAGAGGATAGGCTGATATTCGCCCGTACTGTCATAGTTTTATGTATTCCGTTATTTGGATCAAACGTACAAGAGAGGGCGAAAGTTTTAGTACCATCCGCATTGTGATTGATAACGGTTGAACCACTTGCAAGCTCAGCCTCTCCGTCCCATACTTCCCATCTAGGATTACTAGAGTGAACATTACGCCCATCTAAGGTAAGAGATAACGTACTATCTCCCTGTTTATTGTAAGTGTGAAAATAAACCGGCCTACTAACTGTTGCACGCCAATTTACAGTAGTTGTATTAGCAGCAATATTTTGAGCGTCTTGCTCGATATATACATTTAAGTATAAACCGTTATTTGAATTACTGTATTTTGCCATTTTACCCTCCTAACCAACATAACGGATAACATTTATATCCGGATTTAAGTGGTAATCCTCAGTTCTAAACCGTCCTACTTGGATTGAGGCTGTGAAAATACCGTTGTCAATATGGATAACCCCTTGAGAAATATACATTACTTCTTTACCGGCTGAAAGCATTGAGATCCGGTCATGAGATACCTTAATTGTAGAGCTTGCATCACTCTTACCTATAATCATACCCTCATTTGAAAAGCTCATATAAGTATCAATGAAAGTCTTGAGCTCTTTCATACCTCCAAACTCAGTAGTAAGTAACTCAATTCTACGGCTTGCCTCGATTAAGTCAGCCTCAGACTTCTCTTGAGCCTCAGCATTTGATCGAACAAAGACATTATAAGCTTTCTCAAGCTCACTAAAGGCCTCCATTGAGGCCTTTGCTTTTAGCTCTGCCTCGTAAATTTGAGCCCTTTCATTAAGAGCGTTAAGTTGCTCTTGAGTTAGCCCTTGATCTGCCTTTGTATCAAGGATTTTTTCAAGTTCCTCTTTGTCTGATTTTATCTTCGTCCAGCGGTCAAACCATTTATACCTAGCTTTGTCTATGCTAGCAATTTCCTCTGTATCTGAGTAGTAACCATAATAGCGCTGGTCGTTATCTGTCAAAGATAGGTTAGAACCGTCTGGGTTATCTGAGAAAGCAAAATGGATATGAGGGGACTTGCCGGGCGCTCCAATCTTACCATCTGAAACATTGACAAGGGAAAGCTCATCAACTGCAACTCTATCATTACCGATATAAGCTCCAATCGTTAAAGTGACTGTGTTAGCTATATCTTGACCTCTTACAGTATAGGTCATACCAGTAGTGACTGTATCGTTTAAGCTCCATCTCCACGTTACCCCGGCTGAAATTAGTTTACCGCCCTTATAAAGTGTAGGAGTGATAATACTTTCACCGCTATTATTTTTAAAGATGATACCGTTACTAGTTGAAAGCTTGATTGTGTAAGGTTTAGACTGCTCAAACAAGCGCTCGAAAGCTGCTTGAATACCATCCGATAACTTGTTCTCAAGTGCCTTAAAATTCGCAAATATTGTCTTATTACTTGTTGAATTTGTAAAGCTAATTTTCTGATCCGAAACACGCGCTTGAATGATTAATAATGGCTTAAACCCATCATCATACACCTTGACAGTATCGCCTACATCGGCATCAATATACCCATCCACTTCATACGTTATCGCAGGATAACAATGTTTTTTTAGCTCATTGTAAGCCAATCGGCGCAATTCTTTTGGATTGTCTGTCTCGTAAGAGAAATCCTTTCGTATCCATTGATCATCGAATGTGTTTGGACTAAAAACGGACGGATACATTTGCATTGAGATAGGGGCGTATAGAGATTCATTTCGTTGATAAAATTCAAGGATTCCATCCCTCATTACAGACCAAGGCTCTAACCCTTGAAGTGTTACAACCTCTTCTACTTCTTCGCCCTTTTCGTTTTTAACACGTCTTTTACCTGTGGGTCTAATCGCATTAAAAACACCTGTCTTATCAACTTTTCTAGTGATAGAAGTTAGATTTTTGCCATAAGTTAGCTGTATGTCATTTCTGACACGCCCAACGCCTTGGTGATTCTCGTCGTTCTCTTGATACACATTAACTCTGAATGATTTAATAGAACTATCAGCGTTCAAGTGTGTCTCAAACTCAATTTCTGCATCGAATTTATGAGCTAGACTAAGCAAACGAGCAAGATTAGTATCTTGTCCCTCCCACTCCAGGGTTCGTCTCCTATCCGAGATCTCGTTAATTCCAACAGAAAGATTACTGAAACCAAGCAGCCCCATTTCTTGGCAATACTCAATAAATGACATTGCTCTCTCTGCTTTGTACGGATTGGCATGCTCATTGATTAACTCAAGATTGAGGTTTTCACAATAACACTTGATTGTCTGCTCGTTTTCCTCAACAGTCATCACATTGAATAGATAGGTGCGCCCATGGTATCGAAACGAAACCCAGGCACGCTCATTCAGATATTGATAAGCCTTAGATAACGCAGTATCCGATTTAATGGCTTTTTTAAATACAGTGAACTCAAATGTTGAGGATCCTGTTTCAAGACTTCTTGTCCAAGTGTCGTTATAATAATTCAATGTGCCTTGTTTATCATTGTCAACAAATGCCACTTTTTGCAGGTTTGCATCATGAATCGTTAAAAGCATTATAGCCACCTTTCTTCAAATTCAATCGTTACTGTCGGATGTTTTTTGATAAAGCTAGAGAAGTACAGCTCTAATTTTGAATTACCTGGAGGGATAGAGAGCCATTGAGAGCCGTCTACAACCTCGCTTGCTTTTGCAATATCATCAATATAGACTGTATCGTCTTCGCTGTTGATAACGACATTTGAACCAGTCGTAAAACGGTTAGGAATATCTCTTGCCTGCGTAACAAAGTCTTTGCGATAATAAAGACCATCCAGATACATATGAGAGACCATTGGATAATCTCGATATGCCCCTATTGTCACATGGATTCTAGCGGATTTTTTCCCTTTAATTTCCGGAATAATGAAAGTAGAGTGAGAACCACCATAAAAAACTTGGATTCTGTCATCATTACGTTTCAAGTCAGACCATCCTTTGGCCACGCTGAAAGGATTTCGGTCAGCAGTTGTTGTACCATCAAATCTCCAACGTCCCAAAATACGATAACCACCGTTCCCATCGCTTACAAAAAAGTTGTATTCACAATCAGAACTAAGATTTCGTTTAAAAGTTTCCACTCCATATAAAAATTTACCTGCTGTATCAGATACAGTAATCTTGATGAAGCCGTATTGGTTGTTTGCCTCTGCCCAAAAAACTTGTCTCCACCACAAATAGTCATCCAGTGATCCTGTTGTTTTTGCACTATTGGCTGGAATATCCCACGACAAGCTAGTTGCATAGTTGTGTAATTTGGTTTCTCCTCGCAAATCTTTCAATCGAATATGTGAGCGATCCCAGAGATTCACCATCTCAGCTGTTCCGACTACATACTCTGTATTATCGTTTGTAACAGCTTGATTTTTTAACGCTTGAATAAAACCATTTGAGATCTCATTATCTCGATAGTTAAGCAGCATTTCTGATTTTTGGGATGGCTCAGTAAAAGCATCTTCGCTATTTCCAATTTCAAAAGAACCCGTGTTATTCGCTATACCGATATAACCGTTATCTGCATTGTGCTTGACTTTTACGATTGGATTTGCTGGAACTGTTCCATTGTTGGCCAAATCAAATACCATTTTATTTCCTGTTACAGTAGCGTTAGTTATGCTATCAAACTTTTTGTAAGCTGAGCTGTGAGCCACTCCATCAGGAATGACAAGTTTAAACTCCGAGCGTTGAAACCATCTTGTCAAGTTTTCTGGAGTGATTTCATCAACTGGCAACCCCATATAATACTTGTCCGGTTCATCACCATAAACAACTTTTACAGGCTCTAGCACATTCAAAACGCCAGCCAATTCATGTTTGAGGCGCTCAAGAGCTACACCATCACGCTCAATCATGTCAAACTTGATAGTGTGCTCCTTTTCCCCACGTTTCACTTGTTGGATGTTTACGCCCAACGAGGGAGCGTTATCAAATGTAACGCTCCTCTTGTTCCCGATAGGGCGAATAATATCCTTGATTTTGATGAAGCGCGACATATCAACGCCGTTAAAAACCATCGTTTTCGTCATTCAAGAATACCTCTCATTCTATTTCCCCGTCTGAGTTGCTCTGACTGATATTTAGCGAATTTATCGCCTGTTTTGGCGACTAAAGTACCATCGTTTAAGTACATTTCATTTGGTCGTCTAACGGCCGTCTCAGCCACATCTAGGGCTTTCTCTAGCAACTCGCTAGATTTGTCCATAGTGACCTTGATTTTTTCAGCTATTGTCTGCTTACTACTTTGTTTAACAGTCACTTGAGCGCCTAGTTTCTTGTTCAAACCTAGAGCGATTTCTGGTCTAGCATCAATCATCATGCTTTCTTTCAAACGCAACATTGATTTTTCAACAACTCCTGCATCTGCTTCAATACCAACAGCGATACCTTGAGGAATGAAACGTCCGACTTCATCACGCATTGCTCTAGATGGCGAGTGAATATCCAGTGCGCTCTTGATGGTTGCTTTTACCCTTTCAGCAATTGAGTTAGCTGTTGCCATAACTGAACCAGAGCCACTCCAAAGCCCTGCATTAAGACCAGCCATTGCCATTTCACCTGCATATGTGAAATCTGACGGTAGGTTATTAAACGGTTCTTTGATTTGAGTTGATAATGTTGTCACTGAATTTGTCGGTTGAGACGCCCCATTATCAATACCCTCAGCTAACCCAGTAGTGATAAAACCTCCGTACTCGTTGAAAACACGAGATGGGGAATTGATATCCATTTCACTTGTAAAGGATTCTTTTATATCATTGGCCATGTTTTTAGAAGCCTCACTTGCAATTTCAGCCCCAGCTTTAATACCATCACCAACACCTTTTGGAATATTTTTCCCTTTTTCAGGGAAATCAGCGGCGGCAATTTCCTCTTGTAAGCTTGAAACTTGACTTTGTACAATGCCCTTGATCTTGTCTGTGATACCCAAAGCACCCGTATCCATACCAGCAGTTAAGCCATTCATGGCAGACTCCCCGCCTTGAGTAAAGACTTCGTTCAAAGTCGCTAACTTTTCATCTGAGGCATTAACGAGTTCTTGAACATACAACCCACCTTGAGGCCCCATCTGTTGCAATTTAGCCAAAATCCCCTCATTTACTCCGCGTTCAGCCAATGTATTGAGGTTTGTTGCCCAATTATTGACCGCTTCTTGGTTTTTTTGGAGGTTGGCAATCATTTCATCGACACTAATAGCAGACTTATACTTGATTTGTTCAAACATGTTCGTTGTCGTTTCAAGCAACTCATTGTATTTAGAGCGCATATCATCAACCGCTTTTTGTTGAGCTTTAGACATACCTTCATATGATATAACTTGTCGATTAGACCCATTTTCAGCAGCTGTTGCCATTGCTTCAGATGCTGCCTGTTGAACTTGAGATGTTTTTTCGTACTCAGTTTGTAATTCTGTCTGGGTATTCTTAAGCTCAGTTTCCTTGTCGTTTAGCTCCTGCAGTCTTTCTTTACGAACACTATCGCTAACATTGGACTCTTCATTCCACTTATTACGTTGTTCTGCAATCTGCTTCAGCTGTTCGCCAATTTCAGCACGCTTTTGTTCGATATCAAGCAGGTTCTTCTGGGATGTCTCCCATGTCGATTCTGCCTCCATCGCTGAGATACGAGCTTTGATTTGGTCACTGTTATGAGACAAAGAATCAGTGTTTTTGTCATAGACTAGATTCAATCCACTAACAGAGGCATTTAAAGCATCAATCTTTTTCTTGAGATTTTTCTTGTCTGCTGCAGTTTTATTGGTTTTTTGAGAGAGTTGAACAATTTCATCAGCCAATTTTTGGTAAGATTCTGTATTTCCTTTTACAGATTCAAGATTTTTCTGACGCTCTTTTGCGCTTTGTTTAACAGAATCTGTTAATTGATCCGTACTCTTGACTAACTCCTCTTGTTCAGATTTGAGGCGTTTGGTTTCTTCACTTTCAGCAGTCAGCCATTGCCACAACCCTACCAATGCACCAACGGCAAGACCTACACCAGCAACAATCCAACCAACAGGGCCTGTTAAAGCTGTCAGCGCTGCTTTAAATGCTGTTGTTGCAGCGGTTGCGGCAATAGTAGCAGCAGTTTGCAAACTAATAGCACCAGTCAACACCCCATAAAGAACAGTAGATGCTGTTAGTGCTCCATTGTTTGCCAGATTAGCCACCATTTGAGCTTTCGTGACTGTCCCACAAGTTGCTTGCGCAGCAGTGATTAAATTAATAATCTGTATTGCTCCTGCAGCTGTTGTTTTGAATGTTTGCCAGGAATTAATTAAGTTTTTTGTCGCAGTTATAGCTTCGTTGGCGGCACGCATAGCCACCAAAGCAGAAACCAAACTAATAATAACTGGCGTCAAAGATGAGATTACAGAAATTCCAGTACCCAAAACACTAAATAAAGTCTGAAAAACGGGCGTACTAGCTTTAATAACATTGACAATCACACCAAAAGCAGCATTGATGATTACTTTCAATGCATCGAAGTTCTCAGCAATTGTTTTTCCTGTTGCTGCCTTTGTCAAATCATCAAGAGCCTTGATAGTATTCGCTACACCTTTAACAACTGCGTTTTTTAAGTTCCCAAAAGATGTCTGAATCCCTTTACTATTAGATTTTGCAAGCTCGGCGAAACCACCAACACCACCATTTAACTCAATCAATTTTGAGGCGAACTGATCAAACGTAAGTTCTCCCTGTTTTAATGCAGAATAGAAATCATTCTGAGCAGATTGCCCAGCGAAACCGAATGATTCAGCCGTTTTTTGCAAAGCGTAAGGCATTGTTTCTTGCAATGTTTTCCAGGATTGCATATCAACCTTGCCTGCCGATAACATTTGGCTAAACTGTTGTAAACCACGGCTTGCATCAGCACTAGAAGAACCAGAGGCAAGAAAGGCATTATTAAGAGCAAGTGTTAAATCTGTTGATTTATTTATATCGCCAGTAATCGAGGTAAGGCGTTGAGCTGTGCCTACCACTTCATTTAAAGTCGTAGGCAAACCCTCGATACCTGCAGCTAGTTTCTTAGTTGAGCGCGTGACATCTTCTGTACTATGTCCCATCGCTTGCATTACTCTTGGATAACTCTCAAGAGTGTCAAAACGCTGAATAGCTCCTCCTAGGGAATCTGTCAGAAGATCCACAGCTTTGGATGCTAATTTAAAGGCAGCGCCACCTAGAGCAAATTTCTTCAGAGAATCGCTCCCTCTGTCACCTTTCTGTGCTGTTTTATCTAACTCATCGTTTAGAACCTTGACTTTATTGCCATCCACGTCTACAACGATGGTAACTTTTCCATCAGCCATTATCTTCTCCCTCCTTTCCTAAACTATATTTAGCTTGTAATTTGCGCATTTTATTCTTATCCCCACCATATTCTGGTTTCCATGCTCTGATTTCTATAATCTGTTGCATGATTGTGTTGTCCGGTAAAGCATTCAAAAGCGCTTTAAATTCTGTCCATGTCAACTTATTTTGAACTTTTAAAAGATTGATACCGTAAGCTTGCAAAAAACTAGCGTAAATGTATTCTGCATCTTGTTCAAAATCAATCAATTTTTCTTGTTCTTCTTCATCTTTTGCCTTTGGCATTGGATTACCTAACAAATCATACTGAACTGCTTCTTTTTCGATTTCTAAAAAATGCTCTTTAATATAGATCCAGCAATCCACAACCTCTTTGATGTCGTATAATTCTTGGCCAGTTAGCAAATGGACAATTAACTGTGCTTTTTCAAGGTCTGTCAACTCTCCCTCTTTCAAGATTTCAAAGACATCAAGAACCTTATTAAAAGACAAGTCTATGTCATACTCCTTATCAGCAATAGAGAAACTTGTGATTAAGGCATCATTTAATTTCATAGACATATTTTTTACCTGCTATTTCTTTTTGCGTTTCTTGTTGTTCTTATTTTGCGGAACTTTCCCTTTGTCTAAATAGTGACTAGTACGCTCTTTCACTACTGTTTTATGTTGCTCAGCAACTTCTTCCAACTTGTCATGCAACATGATTGCAGTCTGTTCTAGGGCGTTTTTTAGGGCGTTATAATCTGGATATACAGAATACAACTTGTCAAATGTACCATCACCAAAAATAAGATCATATTGAATTTCAAGCTGTTTCTTCTCTAGTTCAATAGCCCCAGCAACTACTTCTTTAGTTACTCCATCACGCTCAATTTTGTTATCAATATTTGCAGTTACCACATCCAATTCATATTGGACAAGGCGACGTTGTAATTCTTCTTCCATATCATAAAAGCGCATTAAGCTCTCTTGACTCGTATCAAACCATAGCTCTACTTCTCCGATTTTTACTGGAAATCCTGTACGTTTTAGTTCAATCTGAATATCTGTCATGTTTCTACTCCTTTATCTTGTAAAAAAAGGGCAAGGCTCAATGCCCGCCCTTATCAAAAGCTATTACCCAATGCCTGTTTCTTTTGGCGTTGAGTTATAAGAAAGCTTACATCCAAACGCCTCATAGTCAGAGGCAGCGCCAGAACCAGCCTTGATTTCTGTCGCTGTTGCAGCTCCCACCCATTGTTTTTTCTTGTCAGACGATACAACTTTATGCCATAGCTTACGGTCATCCCCTGTTTTGTACTTCATGGCAGCAATAAGAGCCTGTGCCTTATCTTCTGGATCATAAGTCCCCTCAAAGGTATAAGCACCTTTTACGCTTACAACAGTTGTTTCTTCAACTCCATCACCGTCATAGTATGCTTGGTCCTCTGTTTTCTCATCTGTATCATCTGATACATCTGAAATCCACTTAGCAAGTTCCAACCATGCATCTTCTGTTGATGGTTCAACTCCTCCATTATATGGAGCTACATAGTGGCCACGGAGGGCGTTTTTTTGTCTTGTCATTGTTTGTTCCTCTCTATTACGATTTTCGCCACAATTTCAATTGTGTAATAATAATAGCCTTGCTCATCCTTACCTTTCATGGCAGGCCGGCTGACATCAATTCCCATATATTCATAGGAATTGTTATCACTAGGCAAAACTAAGTCTATCTTTGATAGCTCTGAGGTTACTAACCAGATAGTGTCATTGGCTACTGAGTTCTTTTTTGCCTTTACAGCAATTTCAAATGGCAAAGAAATCTCTTGTGTGCCATCCATATACTCTCTATCCACTTTTCCACCAGGTATCTGATTGATAACAAGGTCATCTTTGTCATCCTCAAAATAATCAAAGCGTGGTTCAATTGGTAAATTTAAAGTCTTGATATGCTTTAAAAGTACATTTTGAAAGTCATTCTCTCGCATTAAAGCCCCATTCCTTTCACAAAAGCTCTAGCCCATTCTTCGGCATGTTTACTAGTAGCAACTTGATCCCATCGTTTTCCTGTACCCGGAGTGGTATATCTCCTAAAGGTGACAATACCGTTTGAACCGTAAAATTGTGACCTAGCGTAAACTGTGCCATAAACAACAGCATCACCCTGTCCAACGATTCGGCCAGAGGCTCTTAAATCTCCACCTCGCAAGGGGATATATTGCTCATTGTCTAGCAAGATTTGGCTAGCTACCGCAACCTTTCCTCTTGTCATGGATTCTCTTGAAAGTTTATGCTTAGCTTTCTGCAAGTCGACTTTAATGGCAATACTCATTAGATCACCTCAATTTCTTGACTGAATATCTCACCATCATAATAGTTAGTTTGAAATCCATTAATTGTGTAATCTCCTATCCCATCGTTTACTTTTGCACCCATCCAACTGTTATCAACTGTCACAAAAGATAGTGAGGGATAGAGGTAAATGACCCCTTGTTTTTGCCTTGATTTTGAATTTCCTGTACCAGATTTTGAGTTACGATTACCAGACGCCCCTACTGATCTATCAAAACGTACATTTTTAATAGTCAACGGCTCCGAATACACTTCATCTCCATAATCGCTTTTGTCAGTCACTTTCTTGATGGTCAGGACATCCTTTAACAAACGCTTGTCAATCCCTTTTAATAGTCGCTTATCGATCATAGGCAACTCCAACAACTAGGCTAAAGCCAGCTTGTTTCAAAGCATTTTCAGCATCCATAGACAAATTGAATTGCTGACCTGCTGATGTGCTTTGTGAGGTGCCATATGAAATTGATGTACGTCCGATAGAAACACTACTAGCTAGTTGTTTATCATCAGCTGACATAATGCCAGATGAATCGAGATAGGCGATTTGAAAAGCCATAGCAAGCTTAACAGCATTTTTCCGATAGGCAATTTCTTTTTCAAAGTCAATGCCTTTCTGATAAAAACCGTTAGTGTATAGGTCAATCGCTATCTTTGCCCTGCTTGCCAATTTTTCAAAGTCTGTTACTTCATCAAAACCCAGCTTAGTAAATTCATCTTGTGTTAAATAAGTCATGCGTAACCTCCCTTAAAAATAAAGGGTGTTGCCACCCCTTATTTAATCTTCAACAGTTGCTTGAGATACATCATCTACTGATGGGGCATCTTCTTCTGGTTCTAGCGTTCCATTTTTGTCAACAAGTTCCAAAACATTTTTCACATCTGGAAAAGCATTTTTTAGTTTCTTGTTGACTTCTTTAGCATAATCTTCATCAAGTTCAATAATGTCACCGACAATTACACCCTTGTTGAGGTTCTCAAAGAGAAGATTTTTTGTTGTCCGATAAAGCGCCATGTTCTACCTCCTATACAATAGTTCCTGTAATTTTGTAAATCGCTTTCTTGTTGTCATCCAAGACGTATGTCCCACCTTTAGCAGCAGCTTGTAATTTCACTCCATCAAAGTTTTCAGCTTCAATAGCACGAGCAGTTGAGATACCTACAAACGGGATAATGATTCCATCTGGAGAGAAGATAGCGACAACCCCTGTTTTAAAGTATTGCGCTGGTGTTTCAACCAAAGTAAAGCCTTTGTATTTTGGCAAACCATTCTCATCTAGTGAGATGCTTGAGCCTTTGGCTGATGTTACTGAGGCCATATCAACAATGGCATTGTAAAGCTCAGCTCGGAGATACACTGTAACTGGTGCAGTTACTTCATTGTTTGTGTAATAAGCCGATACCTTGTTAAACAAAGCTTTTAGCTTATCTTCTGAAAAGTCAGCAAGTGCCTCAGTTTGACCAGCGTTGTCTGACATGTACTCACCAATACGTTTGTTGATGGTTCGTGTTTGCGCCTCAGATTGGAGTTTCAAGCGGTCGGCGATTGCAGCTTTAAGGTTATTGTTTACTGTATAACGATCAAGTCCCTCATGGATAGTGAGTGTGTAATCATAGTCAACTTTGGTATTGCTGTACTTGATTTCTTTCAACTCCCCAAAGCGTGACTCAGCGCCTGTATTATCGCCAAAGTCCCCATCGTTTGCGCCTGTTTTGTACTCTCCAATTACGACTGGAGTATTGTTTGTTTTAACTGAGAAAGCTGTCTCATTTTCTTGTACGCCATCCAAAATCTGAATTGGCGACAAAGCACCCGCAAAGGCGGCACGCACTCCAAAAACTGTGTTTAGAATCCCCGCATATTGTTGCTCATAGCGACGTGTTGCATTGTTTTGATTACTTGGCATGTGTAATCTCCTTTCTGTTATTTGCCATACCCATCAATAATCGCTTGGAATGGGTCGACTTCACCTGCTCCCTCACCCGCTGGATTACCTTGAGGTAAAATATTTGGGCTAGGCTTACTTTCTTCAGCTTTGAACAGATATGGATCACTTTCTTTTAAACCATTGATTACTTCATCAATCTGAGGTTTCCCGTTTTCGTCTAACTGGATAGCATCAACATCAATGAATTTCATCAATTTGTCTGGATTGAAAGCATTTGTATCTTTCAAAGCTAGATTGATAGCACTAACCTTTTTAGTTTGCGCAAGTTCAGCGGCAGCTTCATTTTTATACTTGTCATATTCAGCTTGTAATTCATCAATCGCCTCTTTTTGTTTAGCGCTGATACCTTCAAGCGATTTCAAGTGTTCGACTTGCTCCTCTGCCTTTTGCAACTGGTCTTTCAGACTATCTCGCTCTTGTGTGATAGTTTCCAAGGCTGATTTATCTGCATTTAGCTCTTTACCACGCAATGCGAAAACATCTTTAGCCTGTTCCTCTGTCAATCCAAGTTTGAGTAGTTCTTCAGTTGTAAATGCCATTTGTACCCTCCTAGTTCTTTTTAGGTGGACAACTCCCACCTCAAGCAAAATATTATTTACTCTCTCAATATACCTTTGATGGATAGGGATTTTTTACGGTTTTAAATACAAAAAAGGACTTGTGAAACACAAGTCCTTTATGAAACATATAATTTTTCCCGTCTGTAATCTCTTGTTAAGAAATCATGCTGATTTATCAAGTTACGGATCTTAGTTTGATACCCTCTAACTTTCAAACGCTCAGCTTTTATCATCTTGTCATCTTGCAAGGTATGAGCATAATGCAATCGCTCCTTATGTGTCTTGATAAGTCTCTCAAGCCCTCTTTGACTTGCTTCAATGCGTGCATTTTCTTCAGCTTGTTCTGGTGTTAGATTCTTCAGATAGTCTGGTAAGTTCGGTAACTCATGAACTCCAACAATAAACGGTGTCAGATAATGACCACAATGGATTCCAAGACATCCTGCTGCCGTTCCGTAACCGTAATCTAACAAAGAATAGATAGTTATGCCATCTATCTCCCTGCTAGCTCCTTTGGTGACTATCTGCCCCTGCAATGGACTGCAAGCTGGCCTAGCCATTGCTTTCATCGAATAGTAAAAAGTATCTATTCCTAACTCCTCAGCAGGTCTAGTACGCATTTCGTTATAAACTTTGTATGTTGTGCTCTTGATAATAGCCCTCGCATAGCTATCAGCTTTCCACTGCCTCCCACCTTTATCGACAAAGCCCGTAAAAGCGTTCTTGTGCCATTTCATGATGGTATCATGCAAAGCAACAACGCTTGTTTTAGTTCCAGCCACTACCTGAGCGACTGTCTCCTCCACAATAGATTTATAAGCGACTTGCAAACTCTTAGGCAAAGTTGTATTAATAAGGTTTAAATCACTAACTGCTTGCCTAGAATAAGCCTCTAAACTGTCCGTTACGCCATTTGAAATCTCTCCTTTAGGTATTTTATTCAAATCTTCCTCAAGTTGTTGTCTAGTGTCTGTATAGACTTTCAGACCCTCATTCTCAATTACATCCCGTAACAATCTTTCAGCAATTCCTGTACGCTCTGAAATAAGCTTTAGATTCTGTTCATTGAGCATGTGCATATCATTTAGTTTCTCTAACTGCCAGATATAAGGATTTCTTGTCAAATCAATAGAACCACGCTCTTTTAAGCGTTTTATCATACGGTCAAAGAGATCAATCTGTAATTTTTCGTAAATATCTCCCACTCCCTGCATTTGCAAGAAAAACTGTTGGTCATTGAGTGTTAATTTTCTTGATTCCCTTGGATATTGTTTCAATTTTACCCTCCAATCCGGCTCTCATACCTGCTTTGATGGATATACTCATTTGTTCAGCTAATATAAGATTAGGATGTTTTGGTGTTTTAAAGAAATTTATTAAAAAACTTCTAAACATCTTCTTCCTCCTTTTTACAAACTTAATAAACGAACAACATCATCCGGTTTGTGTCCATCCCACTCTGGAGCGGTTTCCAGTTCCTGAACTTCAGCAAAATACCCCCAATTCTCCATATGATAATGATAGCTATATTGCCCATACGGTGTATCAATTCCAACAACGAAATAATTTTCATACATTGTCCCATCTTTGTGCTTCTTAGATTTCCATGCTTTATCAAGATGATTTTTTAAAATAACGGCAAACAGTATCATTCGATGATGATACAATTCGTTGAATGTATTAGAACCGTCGCTTATCATACCTCTTGTTACACCTAGCTGATTATCAATTATCAGCTGCGCTTCTTGCAAATCAACTTCTTCAATAGGATCAATTTCCATCTTCTTCCTCCTCTTTTTGGTTATGCATGCCATAAATAGCAAGTTCAGCATCGTTCATAGGCGGTAACTCACTATTGATAGCATTGAGTTCTTTTTTTGCCTCGACATCAGAAATATTCAATGTCTTACCAATCGCTCGTTTCTTTGTTGAAAAGCCTGCTGCTACCATTTTAGCCCAATAGTCAAGCTCGGCATGGCGATCAGTAAAAACCCCATCATCAAGATTTACAGAAATGTCTTTTAGTTCTGGGATTTCTCCATTATACAACCCCACCGCTTTGCCCAGCTCACACATAGAAACACAAAGCTCTCTGATAGCTTGCTCGACAAGTGACACAATGCTGTTACGCATCTGATAAGTGTCTGAGTTCTCGCTTACAATCTCTGTTGCTGTTTTCATTCCTTGTCCATCAAAGGTAAACATGCCGCTTGATACACCAATCTGCATTTCAAAGAGTTTCAATCCCTCAGAAATAGCAAGGATATAATCATCTGCTCGAATTGGTGATGTAAGATCTGTAATACCTCCAGCATCCATGCTAGATCCGCCAATCTGCATATAAACATTCTGCTCAACATCAAAACGTGGTTTAAAATCTATTGTACCGTCTGGCCGTTGATGTTGTCTTTGTGTCAAATGCTCCGGCACAATCACGCGCCTTTGCCCCATTTTGACTTCCCACATGAATTCGTCATAAGAGCGATTGATAAAATCAATAGTCGTCTTTGCGTTATCAAAGATGGACAAACCTAGAGGACTATTAATATCTTTATTATTCATTCCTGGAGTTTTTAGATAAGTGAATAGCGGTCTTGATAGGTTTTCAAAGACTGTTACGGGTTCTAAATCCTTGTACTTATCTAGTTCACTCAAGTTCACACGTTGACCAAGCACATCATTCACATCTGACCTGTATAGCTCATTTGTAATGCGATAATACTTCTTATCGTTTGTACTACCTGTTTCTTGCCCATCTGCTGTCACCCATTCGTGAAACTCAACAAGCGTATAATAAACGTTCTTACGCCCCTCAGATTTGATAGTCTTAGTAAGTATTGCAGCACTAGAAACGTCTTGTGTGTTGCTTTCTAATGGAAAGAATACAGGAGCTTGAATAAATGCCACTCTAACCTTATCTCCGTCAATGTAAGGGCGCATAGCCAGCCCACCAAGCGCCAAACAGCTTTCTAGATACCGCTCAAAATTCTTATTGAAACGGTCATTTGTTAGCATTTCATCCAAAAATTTCTGTAAAATTTCATTTTTAGTTGTAATAGTTGCTTGTTCATTGTAAACCAAGCTAGCAATCTTCTTCGATGCTGTTCTTGCAATTGGCAAGTGATTCATTGGGCGGGATTGGATATCTCCATCTGTGTTCTTGTACTGAACATCATCCCATTTTGATTGATAGTAGACTAGGTTTCTCTTAATCCGGTCATACTCCTCTTGAGTTACTGCAATTTTTGGATGTTCCAAAATACTATTAAGGTTTGATGTCTGCATATTATACCTCCCTCGACTAAAAAAGTCTTTTACTTTTTGAAATAGGCTCATGATTGCCCTCCTCTATACGTTACCAACACGCAAACCGAGCAATTTAGCATTGTCTAACACAAAATACTGTGTTGTGTCGCATGTGTGGTCATCTTCTTTAATAACGCTAGGATTGTCAGATTTAATAGTCTTTTCATCCCAACGATACATCTTGTGTTCTTCAATAAATATCTTGTTGTTTTCGGTGTTGAGATAGTAAAAGCGACCTTGAGCAAGCAAAGATTGAAAACTGTCAATCATAGTCACTTTTCTAAGCTTAGCAACCGGATGCCATTTCAATCCAAAGTCAAGAAACATCTGGTTTCTTAACGCTCCCTCGGCACTGTCAATCGTGTACTGTAAGGCTTGTACTCTGTACTTCTCGATAACTGATCGCATATAAGTATATATCTCCTTAGATAGTTGGCTAGGTGCTTTCTTGACCACTTGGCCAGCTGGTGAATAATACCAGGTATCAAGTAAGATTACTTTTCCTCTGGCCGTTATCCCAAAAGCACAACAAGCGGTTGCTGATTGCTGATGTCCGCCATCAAGTGCAAAGGATATGCCAATCAGCTTATCATCGCTTGGTAAAGCATCAATAGCATGAAACATACTCATGTTATACACGTTGTTACCTAGTCCAACTGCCTCGCCTAAATACAAGTATCTGTAATAGTCATAGTCATTCTCCTTGATACGCTCTATATCCTCTAGCATCTGATCAGTAACAAAACCCAACTCATCATCAAGATAAGTGCTTGAATGAGCTAGATAATTCTTATTCGTTTTGATGCTCTCAAACCACTCATTGATCCAACTGTACGGATTTCTAGGCGGGTTGTAACTCCAAAAGAATTGTACAAACTTAGCGCGTGGGTGTTTTTGGCGCATGAATGTCACGTTGGATTGGTCAAAATCCTCTTGATTACTAAATTCTGCCGCCTCTTCATACCAAACCGCTACAATGTTTCCTATGTCATTTGATTTGAGCTTTTGAAAGTCATCTTGGCCGTAAAAGTAAAATGTCGAACCTGTCTTTTTGTGTATGATTTGAAACGGGCTTACTGTTTTTTTAAATTTGTTACCCATGCCAAACAAGTTCAAAGCCCAAAAAACCTTATTAAAAACACTATCTCGGATTGTGTTTGCCACCTTACGAATAACAACTATATTGGCTGTTTCTCCAACTTTGATATACCTCAGCATCATATAGACTAACTTCAGCACGATAACCGACGATTTGAAAGAGTTACGACCACCTTTTAGCACATTGTAAGGCAAGCTAGATGTCCATACAGATTTAAAATGAGGGTTGATATTCTTCTGAACATTAAAGGTCATCTGTTGCCCCCCTCACATCTTCAGCCCATGCATCCACAATCTCGATTGTTTCATTTGAGCCTTTTTCAGCCTCCTCACGCTCTCTATTTTCATGCTTGAGCGCTTTAATACGCTCTTTCTGCTCTTGTATATCGTACTTATCTTTAGTATTGGTTAGTTTGATTATGTTCTCAGTAGCTTTTTGATTGCCTTTTATGGCTTGTTGAAAAGTTGCAAAGGCCAGTAACGCCTCGTTATTTCCAGCCATACCCATTTCTTCAAGTTGTTTCTTGATTTTACTATCCGTCACATCCAAAGATAAGAGGGTTTCAAATGCTTTTTTTAGATCAGCTTTTTTTCTTCTTGCTATGCCAGATGCTTTACCTCCTTTTGAGCTGATAGCTCTTGCTTCATCTTTGGTTCGTTCTGTCACTGGTTTTAAATTTTTAGTTCCATCTCTAGGCAATTTTCACCCTCCTTTCAAACAAAAAAATCACAAGCATTTTATACTTATGATTTCATTGTATATGTTAAAAAAGGGGATGTTTTACGCTATTCCTAACAACTTTTCGATCTTGTCTAGCAAGTCTCTATATTTTGCATTGTCATTTTCATTATTAACAAGATATTCATTTGCAACGATATTTAGTGATTGGTAAAGGCCACCCATAATTCCAGATTGTTCATCAGTTAGCTCGTTTTGCTTAGAGTATTTATCATAATACATCTTGCAGTTTTCATATATACGTTCATTCAACTTATTATAAAGATTAGTCATTTTCTATTCCTCCTATCTATTATCTTATTTATATTCCCTTTAAAGGCTCTTATCTCTGCTTCCCAGTGATTTATATATTCTGTGTCTCTGCCGGTTTCCTTAGCTATCTTTATTTTATCATAATGTTTATTGATTTGCTTTTGATAACTAGCAATAGCTTTTCGTTTGTTTTTAGGTACACCAGACAAGTTTAATTTTGCTCCTCTACCGCCCATACCTTAGCCTCTTTTCTTTTACTCGTATGAGTAAGTGTAACCGTATTTCTTAGCGTTTTTCTTGAGCCATTGATCAGCTCCTTTATTGTAATCTTTTGTAGTAAATCGTGACTTGCTCACGGCTTTATCAAAGCCTTTAGCATCAAAGTTAGCCCCTTTTGTAATTCGATACGCTTTAGAGCTATTGGCTGCAACTAGTGTATTCATACCTTTTAATGCTGCAAAGCTATGTAAATCTGTACTTGAGAAATTGCTGCCATTCGGATGGTTATGTATTGCTGTAAATCCACCAGAGATAGGCAAAATTTGTACGCTGTTTTTCCCACCGTGTACATAATTATGAGCAAAGCCTTGAGAGTCAACCGCTGCACTGTATTCTGTTTTAGAGCCACCGTGTTTTTTAATAAATGTCTGGATAGTTCCCTCGACACTTGAAAAGCGCCCTTGATTGTTTAAAGATGCTGGATGTATGACTTTTGAGTTCCCACTATCTCTTGCACCACCAGCACCTCTAAAACCCGGATACTTACCGTCTTTCCCTTTCCCAGAATTTGCACCACGTCCACCGCCTAGAGTGAAATTGATTTTATTTACTTTTTCCATCAAAGATAGGTCATTTTCTGCCTCCTCGATAGATTGGTATTGTTTGCTTGTTTCTGTTTCTTTATTGTAAAGCTCAAGATCTTCAAATAAAATCTCTTTACCTAGATCAATACTTGAAACATGTTTAAAAATATCTTTTAGCTTAGTTAGTTTTTGTGCCACTTTCTTTCATCCTTTCCGTTGTCGCGTTTTCAAAATAAACAACCTCTATATCTTTATAATCGTATTCCACTTTTCCGCCATATACTACAATTCTTTTAGGATTGAGGCGTTTTATCATTTCTGTTACACCCTTTTCCCAAATTTTCAACTGCTCTTTGTTTTGCTTAACGCCTATTGTACTGATTGCTAGCGTTGCATTTTGAGGCAAACCATCAAAACAAAAAGCAAAACTTTCCTCAGTTGACCATGACACCGTTGGAATAACCGTCATACCGTAATCTTGCATTATTTGACCAATCAATCTTGACCTGTAAATGTTCCAAACCTGCATAGCCATAGGCATATCAAGGTATAGACTAAAGTCTGGAGTTAAGGCGCTATCAAACTCTAGCAGCTTTTCAATATAAAAGTCTGGTCTTTGCCAAATCCGTTCAAATTGATAATCGTCTAGGAAAAAATGCACGCATGAGCTGTAATCTGGTTTATTTAAAACATAATTAAAACCTTGAAAATCTTTAGGTATATGATCCACTCCCTCAAGTATAGGCATGTTATAAAGCCCCTCTACTCTACTTTCATCATAATGAAAAAGATTGTATTGGTTTATGGTTGTGTCTCTATGAAAGTCCTCTGCATCTTCTTCCTCAATGTCAGATGCCTCTTGTTCTTTATCCGTACCAAAATCTAAACCTGTTACGGATAAGTCAAACCCGAACTGGCTCATATCTATTGTTTCAAACTCACCTAGTTCTACATTCAAAAGCTCTGTGTCCCATGTTGAATACTCAGCAACTCTATTATCTGCTAATCTGTAAGCCTTTATCTGCTCATCTGTTAGGTTTACAGCATGAGCGATAGGTATTGTATCTATACCTAAAGAAAGAGCCGCTTTGAGCCTAGTATGACCTGTAATGATGACATTATTATCATCTACTAAGATAGGTTGCTGAAAACCAAAAGCTTTTATGGATGCAGCAACTTTCTCTGTTGCCTCTCCGTCATTATGTCTAGCGTTTTTGTGATATGGTTTAATGGATTTTATATCTACATATTCAATCTGTAACATCTCCATATCTCTCCTTTCAAAAAAGCTTATATATCTTGATTATAGATACATAAGCTTTGGCTTTTTTACGGTTATTTATCTAAGATGGCGCTTTCTAGTAATTCTGTGTAAGTTGAACGAAAATAATCGTTAAACCACGCATTAAGTAATACATAGGCTTGGGTTGGGCTATAAAATAGTATTTTTTGGCAAGCGCCAATAACGTTCATGTTCTCATAGACATAAACTTCTTTTATTGCATGCAAATATTTAGGATCAGACCCATCTATAAAATCTTCAGTTGATTTTTTTAAATTGGTTAAAAATTTAGCTTCAAGACTATCATTTTTGATATGAGAAACTATAATCTTTTGCTCAAGGATGGTTCTTTTCGGATTTTTCTTATCCCTCAAAAAATACCACTTTAGCCAATTGATTTCCCTGCGATGGATAACTGACAAGCGCTCTATTTTTTTCTTCGTCATTCATTTCAATCCTCCTCTTTATCTATCTACTGCGAAATTGTACATCAACAAGTAATCATCTAAAATCTTGTGGCATCTCGTTATGAAAGATTTTAAATCAATATCTGCATTGAAAAGTTGAATCAATATCAATTGACTAGCTAAATGTTTTTCAAGATGACTGAGTGCCATCTGGTCTAATTCAGCATTTACTTTATCAATATCTATTTCTTCTTTCTCAACAGGCTTGCTTGGCGCAAGCCATCTAAAATCCGAATCTAATGTATCAGATTCTTGGTATTCAACTTTTTGAGTTTTACAGTCATAAATTTCTTTTGAAATTTCAGGAGTATTCTTTTCTTTGTCAATGACTAAGAAAATCACGTTGATAGATGTGTCTTCAAATCCGTTTTGAATCTCATTCAACTCAACAAGATTATTACCAACCAATTCCCGCATCTTCTTTTCAGATTGACGGTAAGCAAGCCCAGGGAACATGATGTAAAATCCGTAACGCTTAGTATAAATTAGTGACTTCAACAGAAAAATATCATCAACAACACCTGATTTTTTCCACGGATACAAATCTTTAATGGCCCGTTGATCTTCTTTTGGTAAATCTTTCAATTTCATAGAGTAAGGCGGATTCATTGCAATTGCATCCACTTGTATATCTGATTGATAAGTGAAAAAACTCTGATTATTCACAACAGCGTGAGGGAAATTAGCTTTCAATGCTTCACAACTTTCCTGCTGAATTTCTACCGCATGAAAATCAGTCATACTGATAAACTGCTCCAGCTGGCCAGAACCTGCAGCACCATCAAAGACAGAAATATTCTCACCACAATATTGTTTGACTTTTTGAGCTAAGTATTCGCGCAAAGGCTTACCCGTCACATACTCAGCAAATTTATTGGCTTTCTCACGGTTATTATGTTCCACGAATGTCATAGCATCACCTCATCCCCAACTTTCACATTCTCAATAATATCCAATACTTTCAAAAGTTTATCTACTGAATTTTGAGTGATAGAAATATGATGTTCTCCTAAATTGTAAGGTGTTCTTAAAAACAAGATATTAGGGCCTAGACAGATGCGACTAATATCATCTATGTTGATAAGCTCATCTTCAGTATGTCCTTTATAACAAGATTGTATTTTAACAAATTTTGTCATTTATTCCACCTCCTCTATATCAAACTCTAATCTATAATGCCCTTTCTCCTCACTCAAACCACCATAAACAAAAGATAACTTTTTGATAACCTTGTGATTATCGTCTGTCCAAATACCTGCATCAGTCATGCCATCAATGATAGCCTTGACTGTTGGGTATAAGTTGGGTGGATCTAATTTAGATTTAGTAGGGCTGTAAATTGTAACTGTAACTTCACAAGGGTTAGAGGGGCTAAAAGCAGCCCTCCCTTTATCCTTGTTCATCAATGTATGCCAATAAGCAAAAGCTCTAATACGCTTAGTAACTTTAGCTTTATCTGTTTGATGCTGCCTGTCGTTACTGTTGATAACCATGTTTAGAGATTTTAGCTTAGTATTTCGAGGCAAAGAAAACTCAAATTTCACATCTTCCCCCTCCTTTATTCTAAGCATTAACAACCGGGAAATGAATGTCACCAATTACTAGAGAGCCTACGCTGTAATAATAGCCGTTATGTTCTGCCTCACAGTTGGCGATAGCTACAGGATTTTGATTGTGGAAGATGGTTACTTTGTTTCTATAACCAACTCCCCAATGATCAGGGATTTCTTTCTGCTCTCCAATTTCAACATTAGTAATCACAGCGTCAAGTGATACATCTTGGAACTCCCCGCCTGCTGAGGCACAGCAATCACTTTCAGACATTTCAATAGTGACCTTTGTGCCATCTTCAAGTAGTAGAAAGTCTTTATCCCATTTCACGATACGCTTGTAGAGTAACAACTCTTTTAGTTCTTCCAATGAGCCGTATCTTGCATTTTCCCAGTCAGGCTCATAATAGCCTGGTAGTTCAATAGTTTTTGTCATCTTAATTTCCTCATTTCTTCAAATAGCCTGGGGCATCGTCGCCCACATTGATACTCTCATACTGTTCTTTCGTAACAAGAAACTTGCCATAAGCTCCGATAGTAACCGTATAATGACCATCAACAATAGCTTTATCTGTGACTGTTCCGATAAGTTCACCACCAGCATTATCAACTTGATAAATAATGACTGGTTTTCTTTTTTTCAATTCATCCACTTGTTGCTCCAGCTTGACCACCTGTGGTTTATAGTGATTTTTAGAGATTATCAAACCTAGATTTAGCATTGATATTGACAATGATGCAAGTGCAAAAAATAGACCCACTCGATTTTTATTTTTCATGTCATGTCTCCAAAATCTTTATCACTGTGTAAATCAAAGCAATAGCATAAGCATCAAAGATAAACCAAACCACCTTGTCCACTTTTCCTTTTTTGTAGATTTTGTGCCCAGCAACGAAAATCAGAATAGCAAGGAGTAAGCAAGCGCTGATAACCATCAATTTCAGAAACAAGATCATCTAATTACCGCCTAACTCTTCAACCACTTTACTTACAGCTGCTAAAATCTGTTCTTTTACTTTGGTGTCCTTGATGTCATCAATCCCCTCAACTTTCCCAGTTTCTACATTGATAGCGATTGTTCCAACCAAAGAGCTATCTGCCTCATCAGCTTCACCAAACAATTCTTTAGCACTCTTTCCATCTAAGATATCTAGCAAATCATGACTAATATTGTGCATAATATTAGCTGTTTTAAATTTACTCGCATTCTTTGCCAAAAGATAGTAGAGCATTGCCTCTTTGCTCTCATCGTGTAATGTCTCCGCAAACTCTTTCAAGTTCTCTACGATAGTTTCAGCTGATACTGCGTTTTTAGTTTCTTTAGTCATTGTTTTTTCCTCTCTTATGCTAATACTGTGATATGTTTTTGGTCTGCTAGTTGCTCTTTTAGATAGGCTGCAATGTTTCCTACTGCATCAGCTACCCAACGCTTACCATCTGCCTCAAATAAAGCCATATTTGCTTGTTTATCAATCCTAAAGACAAATAGGCTTGCTGGTTGTTCAACCTCGCTAAATGTACGATATGGGCGCAATGTAACTGGATTAGGTGCTTTACCTTTCGCAAGACTTGCCACACCTGTTTTAACTGTTGCTACTTGAGATACTCCATTATCTTCAATTTCAGCCCCATTCTCAATTTTCAATGCGCTAGCAAACTCTAGCAATGTGCCACGATCGTTATCGTCAATAAAGTTTGATTGCAACATGATATTGAACTGTTCCGATGATAGGAAGCGGCCAAAAGATAGCTCTGGAATGCGTGCCTTAACATCAACAAGCAATGTGCGACGTTCTAACTCATCATTTTCAGACCACACACAAACCTCATCATTTTTCTCAACTGCTACAATCAAGCGTTGGTTTTTCAAATCGTTGAGGTCAGTTTTGAGATAGTCAACAAGGCTTGTCAAGGTTGATAGCTCCAAAGTTTTAGGATAGCGTTTAGGGTCAAGTTCTTTGAGATTGAATTTGTTGGCATCATAATACTCTGTGCCATCTGCAGCGGTTAAAATTTCTAAGCCAAGCCCTTTTAGTTCTACTGCGTATTCCAATGCTGCTTTAAGATTTTCTGTTGTCATATTAGTTACCTACTTTCTTTTTGTTGAAATCAATAATATCTGGTTTTGTTTCTGTCTGTTGTTCAATTTCTGCCACTGGTTGCCCAATATCCGTCAGAATTTCTCCGTTTTCATCAAAGTACATTTGACCAGGTACTGTACTTTTCAGCTCGTTAGCATGCACTTGTCCTGTATCAAAATCACGCCCAACAAGAATTGTTGTAGCTACCGCGTTTTGAGGTGCAAGTTTTGATTTTACCTCCATGGTAGTATCAACCACTGTACGCTCTTCATTAGCTGACATCGTAAGCGTGATAGTCACTTTTCGTTTTGCTTTCGCATCGGTATTAAGGTCAAGGATGTTATCAAAGACTTTTTCAAGCTCTTTGTCTAGTTTCTCCTGTAATCCTCCATCGGCAATGTGGGTTAAGTCTAACCCAATAAGTTTTTTATCCATACTGTCCTCCTGTTTTAAATTAAGCTAATTTGAAATGACGATAGCATTTTCTCCTGTGCAGCCTTATAAAAATCTTTCTTGATTTCAAATCCATAAGCTGACCTATTCATCTCAATAGCAGCCCTTAAAGTTGAACCAGAACCTGCTACGGGATCAATGACAACATCGCCCTCATCTGTAAAAATTTCAATCAATCGTTTCAAAACTGGTATTGGCTTTTGCGTGGGGTGAATAACAGGGTAAGAGCTATCTTTTTCCCACGGGGCATGATTGAGTATCATAGCCCCACCATTGTTAAATTTAGGTAGCTTATCACGATATAAAACCGTTGCCTCTTCAACTGCACCAACAATTTTCATGTTGGCCTTTAGCACTTGTGGGCTTGATTTCTTTGTAAAATAGAGCGGATAAGCATTATTAAAGCCATGCTTTTTACCACATTCTATAATCATATCCCTCTGTTGCCAGGCATGAAAGACAATCATAGCAGGCGCTTTCCCTTTTTCTTTTGGCTCTTTTTTAAGCAAACGGCTGCAAAAGTCAAAGAAATTATTGATTTTGAAATCATTATCTGTATCGAAAAATGATTTTCCTGCTAATCTGCTCTCTCCGTTTTTGTTATCGCCATCTTTGTACCATCTAGGGTCAGAGGCGTACGCATTATTTCCTAAATTGTAAGGAATATCAGCAATGATAAGTTGCGCCCTCGGTATGTTGTATCGCTTAGCATTTTCAAAGTGGTCATTGATAAGTTCAAATTTCATCACAAACTCCCCACTTCAAAAGTTTTTGTAACTGCTTTAAGCGATCTTGACTATCTAACAACTCCAGATAGTTTTTTTGGCTGATCAATACATATCCTGTCAGGTCATGACCTAGTAAAGTATCATCAACAAATAGCTCCATTTGCTCGGTTGAGGTGTCAAAGTGAGACTCTGCATCAGTGTCCTTTTTCTTTTTGGTAAAGGTATTAGCAATAACCTCAATTTCTGACTCGTTGCTTAAAAATGATGATACTTGAGCATTTAGGGCATCGGCAAATGCCTCGATTTCTTCAATCGTTGGCGTTGTAACATTTCTCTCAATGTCACTTACTCGATTTTGACTGATACCGACCATAGGGGCAAGATCATACTGAGTAAGCTCTGCCCCTTTACGGATAGCACGCATTTTAGCGCCATCAAATACTTTCATCTAAACACCTCCCCACCATCTGAGTACCATCTATTTTTAAGTACATGACGTGCAATCTCGCATTGCACTTGTGGTTTCTGATAATAATCCACTTTTTCTTTATGCTTTTTGATAGCTTGCATAGTGTGAATTGTAACAATCGCTGCCCATGTGATAGACATCAAAGTTGTAAGTACCATAACGATTTCAATTTTTGTCATTTTCTGTTTCCTTTTCAAATTGGTTTAGTACTGTCTGAAATATATCCAAAAGTAACTTTTGAGGTATATTAGACCGTTCATTGTACGATTTTGTAAAGTTGCTTAGAGTTGTCTTCGCAGGTTTAATATCATCCTTTAAACCAAGAAAAATATTTCCTGCAAATTTTGTAGGTTTCTGTAACGGATAATCGTAATTGTTATATCTAGTAAGATTGAAATATGGTATTGAAAAACCTAAAATATTCTGAATATACTCCCAGATTTTGCTAGTCGCTGGATTTTCTATAATCCAGTATTGAGGTTCATACTTTTTAATAATCTGAATAGTATTAAATATTGTAAGCTCTCCATTTATACGCTTTACATACAATTTCTCAAAATCGTAATTGTGATAAGCATCTATAAAATCCTGTTTTGATCTAACGGTAAATGGGCTTGGTGTTTTTTGTGGTATAAATAAGCTGTCAGATAAATCTTCACGCTTCCAGTACGCTGTACCGTTTGCCATAGCACAAGCCCTCGACCAACTTTCACAAGGTGGACTTGCTATGATTAAATCTGGATGTGGTAGCTTGTCAAGTGTATCAAATAGCTTATTATCACCAAATAGCCGTGAGTAATCAGCAAGGTTTAGATGGATAAAATGATTGTTCTTGTTTTCAATATCGATCCCAATCGGATATACTTCAATATTCGCCCCCCCCCGAACTATTAAGCGTGTTGATGGCTTTAGTATATGAGCCGTTACCACTATCAAACAACGCCCATACTATCATTTTCTGCACTATATCACCCTCTCATCTTATTTCTGATGGTGAAAGAGTGTTTAGGTGGTGCATCCTCAAAAGCATCTTGAAACTCTTGATTGATTTTGCGGATATTGAAAGGCTCGTAAGCGTGGAAATAATATCCATACTTATCAAGTTCACCCTCAACACCAGTTGCCCATGCCAAGAATACTGTTTGCTTGCAGGTTGGGCATGTAATCCCTTTTCTATGCGACCCGGTTTTCATAATCTTGCAAAAACCACAAAACGGACATTGTAAATCTACCTTTACTCTTACGCTTTCTCTATCCATGAAAATCCTCCCATGTTACAACACCTGAAATAATACAAGTCTTATTGATTCGACTTGCTAAAGTATCAGCGTTATAGATACCATGAGTTGTTTCTATAACACTACCGTATATCCTCTTTACCTGGACTATATTGTGAAACTCCCTGTTTCTAAGCACTTTCACATAGTCTCCTGCTTTAATTGTTAAATTCATATTCCCCTCATCCTAATCCAACGGTACAAGTCGTCTTGCTCTGTTCGGGTTTGTCCTCTTCTTGTACGTTGGCGTGTTGTAGTAGTGTATTGTTTCTATTTTTACATTAAACTGTCGGGCTAATTCCTTTACAGTACCCATGCCCAACAGTTCATCGCCTTTGTAGAGGGCGTACTCCTTTTCTAGCATGATCATAGGCGTTTAAAACGGCAAATCATCATCACTGATATCCAATGGGTTTGTCGGTCTGCCAAATGGATTGTTATCACGGGTGAAATCAGGAACTGGATTTGTTGTGTTCCCCTCAAAGAAACTACCTTGTTGCCCGTAACTATTTCCATTTTGGAAATTGTTCCCTTGGTTATTTCCATTTTGGAAAGAACTGCCCTGGTTACTGTAACCCTGTTGCTGATAACCGCCATGATGGTCTTGATGACCTTGATTATTTTGCTGACTGTTACGACTTTCTAGCAATTGGAAATTACTAGCAATAACCTCTGTAACATAAACACGTTGGCCTTGTTGGTTATCATAGCTACGTGTTTGAATTACTCCTGTGATACCAATCAATGAGCCTTTTTTAGCCCAATTAGCAAAATTTTCAGCTGACTGTCTCCAGATAACGCAATTGATAAAATCAGCCTCACGCTCCCCGGCCTCGTTCTTAAATGGACGATTTACAGCAAGAGTAAACGTAGCAACCGCAATATTAGATTGCGTGTATCTTAGTTCAGCATCTCTTGTAAGTCGCCCTACTAAAACAACGTTATTTATCATTTTGCACCTCCTCTTTTATCCATTTTCCATTGACTTTTTTACCTTGACGGTTTTTAATTTCATTCCATGCAATTTCAAAACAAGCATCAAGCATTGTTCCCTCGTTTACTGAGATTTTTGAAAGAATGCCCGTAAAGTTACGTATGTGAAATTGGATTTGTGTGAGCGTGTTGATAATACCTGGATTGAATAATAGATCAAGTAACTTGCTAGACATTAAACCAATTTCTTTAGTTGCATATAAGAGTAATGTTTCTGTTGAAATTTCACCTTTTTCATACCTTGTGTAGCCGTTCCTATGAGGGTTTAGCATAATATCCTTTTTAGTAAAGTTCATTTGTTCGGTAAACACGGTTAGAGCAACCATAATATCGCCGATTGCATCCTCAAGCTCTTTATGATTGCTTGAGTGTTTTGCTTTGTTCAATTCTCCGTACTCCTCAAGGATTTTTTGCATTTGAGAGAGAGGGGGCTCTTTGTCAATCTCTCTCTCAATAGCCCAATCTGTCACATTTTCAATCAGTTCATTAAATTTCATTGAGCATACCTCCTACTGCAATATTCACGCTCTAAGCTATCTAGCCCAACTTTTAAATACTCGATAGAGTAACTAGCAAGGCTTTTCTTTTCAATTTGTGTGAGAGGTCTGTTAGCCTCCTCAAACTCTAAAATAAGTTGATACTTTCTGAATTCCACTTAATCCTCCAATGTTTCAAAACTGATAAAGTTATCCTCAAGCCATTCTTTCAACTGATCAAACTGAGATTTTCCACCGTGCAAAGTCAAACGCAAATCAATTGTTAAAGGCTCGCTAGGCTCGAATTTTGCCACCTCTCGTGCATTGTTTTGAGGTTCTGGTGTAATTGTACCCTGTTCTAAAATCTCGCCTGTTTCGGCATCGTAAGCCTTGATATTCGCATTAGCATTTTCCTTGGCCAATTGAGCAATTTCTTCAAGCCGTTCAGTTTTTGCTTTTTCTTGAGCCTCTTTCTGTTCCTTGCGTGAAATTTCAGCATCACGATCTGATTTCATCATCTTGAGAATATCAACAAGGCTCTTACCATCTTCAAGATGTCTGATATAGCTATCAGCTGGCAAATCGTACTCTTGAGCTTGCTCTTGGATAGCTTGCTTGTTAGCTTTGTATTCTTCCAGGGCATCAAATTCTGAAAGTACTAAGCCATCCATTTCATCAAGTGTTGTCTTTTTCAGCTCATACTTGCCTGTTTTAAAATATTTCTTGAGGCTGTACTCATCGTATTTGTCAGCGAATGTGGATTTTTCAATCCCTGCGACCATACACTTATCCTCAAAGGTAGCTCGGACAACATCCACGCGCATCAATCGTTCCTGTTCATCAATTGCATTAAGTCCTGCTGTGATGTTTGCAATGACATTATCCAATGGCTCAACTGTTTTCTTGTACCACTTCTCAAATTCCTTGTATGGATTATTGATATTGTTTTTGATTTCCTTACGCCGAGTTTCCAACGCCTCTTTTAATTTATTTAGGCGTGTACGCTCATCATAATCAATCTTGTAAGTGGATGCAGTCACCTCATAATTTGTGTACTGTGCAACGATTGCTGCAAGTTGTTTCTCCACGCTATCATAATCAACATTGATTACTGCGGGTTGAAAATCTACTTTGATTTCTGTTAAGCTATTAGTTACATCTTTTACCATGTCTTTGTTCTCCTAGTCTGTGAAAATTTTGATTTTACTACCTGATGATGAATGTCCAAAACATAAATTGCCATTATCACAAATTAAGGCAAGTTCTGTTTTTGATAAATTAGGGGTATTCTTATAAATTTCATAAAGTGAATTCCCGTAACCGCCACCAACTCGACCATATACAACATCAACGCTTTCTTGTTCTTGTTCATTCATTTTGTCGTAATTCCACTTGTCCTTGATGATATATTTCTCTTTTAACTCTTTTAGAGCTGAAAGATTAGATTTATGTTTTTGACTTTCGTTTTCTGTGAAAGCCCATGGCGAATAAATTTTATTTTCAGTCATGTCTTATACTCCTTGTTTTTCGTATGCTTTTTGAATTTGTTTAGTGAGATATTCCATCACTATGTTATAGCCATCAACTGGCACTTTGTGGAAATCGTCTATTTGGTACTTGCTCAATACAAAATTTGCAACTGTATCAAATGGCGCTCCCTTAATCGTCGCAATCTCTTCAACGTTCTTGATGATTTCTTGATACTGAATGTTATCAATGTACCTCACCTGTTGTTCTTGGTCCTGCTGGTTGTTTGGTTTCTGTTGCTGATTATTTTGCCCTTGTACTTGGTTTTCTTCTACTGGATACTCATCAACATCCTCACCTCCAATAGCAAACAAACCTTGTAAGGCATATTTTCTAGCATAAGAACCAACTGCACCTGTCCATTGTGGATCCTGCATCTGTTTCACATCCCCTTTTTGTGTATGAAAAATTGGTACATCTTCTTCTCTAGCCCACCCAATAGCTTTTTCAATCGTGCCATCACTTTCTCTTTTAGCAACAGCTACCGCTTTATAATACAGTTTGTCACCTTTTTGAATGATGTCATCTTCTGGAAATGATACACTCCAACCGCTGTCCAAAGACTTAAATTTATTATTGATGTCCTCCGCGGTTCTAAACGGATATTTCACTCCCTGTTTCGTTTGTTTTTCGATTTGCATTTTTCGCTGTAATTCTGCAAATGTTAAATCTGCCATATTTATCCCTCAACTTTCGCATCTAAAATATCGTTAATCGACTTTAATTGTTCTGTTGTTAGCAAATCTTTAGAGGATACCTTTTCCTGGGTTTTTTCAATCACCAATCTACGCATCTTTTTATGTTCATTTTCCGATATGATTTCTGCCACAACATTATCATCAACTTTAGACAATTTATAATTGTTCCCACTTATGCAATTGCCATTTGGTAAAAATTGATGACCTTTCACATTTATTCTTCCTGTTGGAGTAATTTTTGAAACTGTTTGAATAGATCTACTACCTTCAAACCATGCTGGTGTATATTCTAAAACAACTTGATCACCTGGTTTTAGTTCAGCAAGCCAACCGCTCCTTTTATCTTCTGCCATTTTCCTCCTCCTTTAAAAACTCTGTAATTCCCTTATTATCTATAAATACGAGTTTGTTGTTTATTAGTAGTTATTATTCTGCTATCGTGTCATCTTAACGGTTTTAGCCATTTCTTTCTTCCATGACTTACTGCCTCGATATTGCAGATAAGCATCAAAACCTTTAATTGTGACAAGCTGACCATCATTTCTGAGGTGCTTTTGCTGACTAGGCAATTTTTTCATCTCTCGCCTCATGTCTCCCGCTTGCCGTTTTGAACATCCAAAGATGTGCTCTAGTTCTTCATCGTTTGCTGAAATCTTCTCGATGATCACATCTTTAATTCTCACGATTTGAACTGTTTCCATTTTTCCCCTTTCATGCTATAATTAAGTTAGATTTTTTTAGAAAGTGTCTGAGTTTCTCAGATACTTTTTTGTGTACTCTCTTTTATTTATTAAGAGTAGTAGGACTTATTGTTAGTTAGTATTTATTGTTAGTTAATACTTGTTGTTAGTTAGTATTTATTAGTGCCTTATTTTACAGATTTGTAAAATACAGATTTGTAAAATACAGATTTGTAAAAATCGGAAATGTAAATTCTAACCTGTGGATAACTTTTCTATTGCTTCATCAAGCCGTTGTAACATGATTTCAAATTGAAAGTCAGTTATCTTTGTATCTGAGAAGAATCTGAAAGTCTGAACACCTCGACCTCTACCAAGGCTTTTTTTGATCACACGCATATAACCAGCATCCTCTAACTTTTTTAGATGACGATCAATCATGTCACGGCCAACACCTTTTCGTTTAGCTATCTCATCTGGATAGACTTGCCAGTTAGGGTGGTTAGCTAGAACAACCATCATAATACCTACCGCTGTAAACCCCAGTTTTGGGTCATTGATAAAGTTATTACTAACAGCAGTATAATTTTCAGTCGCATTCTTGAAAGATAAACTGACAATCTAAATCTTTAAAGTCTGTCATAACTCCTCCTTTTAAATTTGCTATAATTGACTTATCCTACATGAAAGGAGGATAAAATAATGAAAAAATATATTATTGAACATCTCGCTAATAAGTCATCTACTCTTTCAATCGCTTTCACCAACGGAAAGAGTCATACTTTTTGTGCTGTTGTTGACGAATTTCCTGAAAGTCCCAATTTAATTGAATTGAAACTATCAGATGAGCAATATGTCGTGTTAGTCAACATCGACCAAGTTTGTTATATAAACCACAGAAGCTAATCCATAGACTTCAGTAATTTATATGACTTCAATAACTCTGCAACAGCTATAATCGTTGCAGGGTCTTTTTTATCTGCTTCATCCAAAACAGCAGTTACAAACTCAGAAGTTTGATCTAAAACCAATGAGTGCTTTGTCATATTTCCTCTCCTTTCTTTGTTGAAATGCGTTGAATATGTCAACCTACATGTTCAACCATTTTCTAACCAAATCAGTGCTGTCAACGCTGTTGATGGTTTCAGGAATAGCAGATAACTCTACTATCTTGACCCAGTAGCTATCTAGCACTTTCTTATCAACGTAGACCGCTTGTTCGCATAAACCGATGTGTCCATCAATGAACATCGCTCTACGGACAAGTAGGTCTTTTTCTGTTTCCAGTTCAATACGTCCAGCAATATTGCCAGAGATTTCAAGGTACTTGTCTGGTTCTTTCATCCTACTCCTCAAATTTCTCCCATGATTCGTTGATTCGCAACTTCTTGTTAATGCGAAGTTTCAAGTCATCGCTCCCTTTTCCATCCTTGAACAGTTGCGTAATCGCTGACGGACTAACACCGACTACAATAGCTAGGTCTGTCTGAGACCATCCACGTTTTTCGATGCGCTCTTTTACAAGGTTGATCCATTTATAATGCTGTTGACTCATGTTACCTCCTCCTTTTATTTTCAATAGAGTTAAAGAGTTAGTAAATTATTTTATAAAACGCTTGACACATTTTAGCGTATCTGCTAAAATGAAAGCATAATTAAAAACCTTGATAAAATCACATATCTATCAATTTATTCTGCTCGGCAAAGCTATTTAATTTTTAGATAAGTTTTTATTGGTTTTTTAACTAACTCTTTAACTTACAAAAACTATTTTAGCGTAAACGCAAAATAAAGTCAACTATTTTTTGCGTATTTTGTAAAATATTTTTTGTCACGTCTTAGAAAGGCTGATAAATCAATGTTTTCTACATTTGAAATCGTAAAAGATTTATGCGAAAGACAAGGGATCTCACTAAACACCTTGGAAGAAAAGCTAGAATTGGGTAAAAATTCTTTATATGGATTAAAAAGAAATCAACCTTCTGCTGAAAGATTGCAACAGATTGCTGACTACTTCCATGTTAGTACAGACTATCTTCTTGGTCGTACGGATAACCCAACTATTGCTAGCGACAAAGAGCAATTCTTTTTTGAAGGCAAAGAGGTAAATGTTGAACAACTCGCCTCTACTGCTATGCGCTTCAATGGTAAACCACTAACTGAAGAAGATAAAAAAGCAATTCAAAACATAATAGAGATCTATCTCAGAAAACAATAATAAAGGTCGGATTGTTTATGACTGAAAAAGAATTTTCTCAAAATCTAGGTATAGATATAGAGATTTTTGAAGATGGTCTATTTCCAGATGAAGCCTTTTACATCCCAGCCCTCAAAACTATGTTTTTGAGTGATGCTATATCTGATGAAAAAAGGGTACAAGTCGCTTTACATGAGATAGGCCATAGAAACCACGCGCCAGATACTTATCGGCTTTTTAGGGAGAAGTGTGAGCTTGAAGCTAACAGAAATATGATCCATCATCTTATGAAAGCTGAGTTGGATATAGCCGAAGATACCACTACATTTAATTACCTGGTCTTTATGGAGAAATACAACCTAAAAACCATTGCCGATGAAACAATGGTCAAAGAAGAATATTTAGCATTACTTAATTGAAAAAGGAGAAAAATATGAACAACAAATTGTTAGGCGTTATACTTTATGTAATCTTTGTTATCGTTGTAATAGCTTTTGTTATTTACAAAGTTAAGACTGAATCGCCTGAAAAGAAAAAAGCAAGACAGCGCGAGATGGAAGCTTTTAGAACAATGCAACAACATAAAAAACAGGAAAAGGAACAAAAAAATCAAATGAAAAAACAAAATATCATCACTTGCCCAAATTGTAACTCCAAAGATGTCTCTTTCTTACAACAAGATAAAAAAGCCTTCTCAGTCGGAAAAGCCGTTGGTGGTGCTGTCTTAACTGGTGGAATTGGTGCTTTAGCTGGTTTTGCAGGCAAAAAAGGAAATAAACAGTGGCATTGCCAAAATTGTGGAAATTTCTTTGAAACGAAATAAAAAAAATCCCCACACTCAAATTTTGGCCGATGAGAGTGTGAGGAAACCATGTATAGGAAATAACCATTAAAAGGGTCATTTTCTTATACTCATTTTATCAAAAAAGTGAGGTAAAATCAATGTGGATGGAAGAATTGCCAAACGGTAAATATAAATTTTTTGAGAGATACAAAGATCCATATACTGAGAAATTAAAAAAAGTCTCAGTCACGATGGAGAAGAAAACACCTCAAGCAAGAAATCAGGCTATTTTACTCTTGCAAGAAAAGATAAATAAGAAACTAGAAGATAAAAATAAAAACATATCTGATATAACATTCAAAGAACTTTATGATGAGTTTGAGGATAATTGGAAAAATGGGGTCAGAGAATCAACAATCTATGCAGCAAACCATGTAAAAAATGAAATATTTAATCAGATAGAGGGCGATTATCTAGTTAGAAACATTGATCGTAGATTATTGCAGAAAGTCATAGATCAACTGATTAAAGACGGGCGCTCCAGGAATTATACCTCAAAAATAAAATTTAAACTCAATCAGATTATGAAGTACGCTCTTAGAATGAATTATATCAATAGCAACGAAATGCTTTTTGTCGAGCTACCCCGTAAAATTACAACCTCCGATGACTTGAAAAAGAAAAGAACAAAATATCTGGATCAAAAAGAGTTCAACCTCTTTATTAAAACTTTACAAAAAGAGGCTTTACGTGATTATCGTTTAAACAAGTATATCCGTATTGCTAAAGTCCTTTTTCTAACTGGTATGAGATATGGAGAGCTTGCTGCCTTGAGTTACAAAGAGGATATAGACTTTTCGAAAAAGACAATCCACATAAGGCATACATACGATTTTAGACTCAAAAAGAGAACTGCACCAAAGACGGCAAAATCAGATAGAATTATAACTGCTCCTCAAAAAGTGTTAGATATTATCAAAGAGCAAATTCTAGAGAATACAAAAAACGGATTTGATACTGATTCTATTTTTATCAACACTCTAGGAGAGCCAATAACAAGTGCTAGGGTTATTATACCTTTAAAAAATCATGGTAAAAAGCTAGGTATTGACAAAAATATCACTACTCACATGTTCAGACATTCTCATATCTCTTTACTTGCTGAATTAGGAATCCCGTTAACTGCTATCATGGATCGTGTAGGTCATTCTGATTCAAAGACAACACTTGAAATTTATTCACACGTTACCCAAAAAATGGTATCAGATATATCTAGCAAGTTAGAAAAGATAAAACTATAAATTTTGCCCCTTTACTGCCCCTTTTTTCTCGATAAAATAAATAAAAACCCTTTAAACCGTTGATGTTAAAGGGTTTGTTTTATGCACGAAAAAAGAGCACACAATTCACACTCGCTTAGGGCTGCTGGATTCCTCCCCTGACCCGCTTCACGCAGAACTGTTGCTCCACTATTTATTATACCACATTCCCCTCGGTTTTTAAAGAGAAA